AATGCCTTGTCTTCTGCAAGAACTGCGGCAACATAAACCTCTGCCGTAGTTAAGTCCATTGCTACAATCTTGTTCCCTTCGGCGGCTTTAATACATCCTTTTACAGCTGGGTTATCCCTAGGAAGCTGTTGCATATTAAGCTTACCAGAAGAGCTGAGCCTACCGCTAGTAGTCCCATGAAGATTAAACGATGTGCGAAGTCTGCTATCTCTATCCAACTGCGGTATGATTTTGTCCAAGTAAGTATTTTTAATTTTGGATCGTTGACGTATGTCAAGGATAAGTCCAGGAACTTCGGATTGACTTTTAAGCTCTCCGAGTACCTCTGCATCCGTAGAGTGCGCTCCCGTTCCTGTTTTCTTTCCAGTAGGTTGCAAACCCAAGTGGTCAAAAAGAAGGGAACGTAACTGAACAGTAGAGTTAGGGTTAAAATCTTTATCATTTATTTTCTCCCACCGTCCTATAGCAGAATCTTGATATAGCTTAGTAATTGCTTCATCAATGTTATCCTGCATTAATTCTTGTGATTTGTATAGTCTTGTTTTATCAAACGGAACACCGTTGTCCTGTGCGTCAATCAAAAAGCGTGTGCCAGGAATAAGTATATTATCGTATACCCACTTGAGTTTGGGATTCTGTTTGATCTTCTTAAATTTATCAAAGATTAGATAGGTACATAAAGCGTCCATCGCTGCGTAAGTTTTCATTACGTCAAATGGAATAGACCCCCATTGGAATTCTCCTTTGAGTATGCCGTTCTCTTTACGATAGTTATCCATCCAATCATACATTGGCTTCTCATAATCCCCATAGGGAGTGTACTTGATAGCTAATGTCTTCAGGCCGTGATTGCCTGGGTTCTCATTAATGAGATATGAGAGTAACATTGTATCCTCAAACTTTGGAAACTTGAAGTTGAAATGATACTCAAAAAATGCCATATCAAACTTAGCATTATGAAATATTACTGTTTTCTCAGCAAAGAGTTCCTGTAAAAGTCTTTCAGACTCATCATCAAAGCAGTCTGTTGAGATGTAAACTCCTTGCTTGCCGTTGTAAGAAAGTGAGATACCAAGTATGTGCCCATCGCGAGGGTACAAACCAGTTGTTTCAGAGTCAAGCGCAATATAATCGCCATCGTCTTCAAGGGCTTCTCGTAAGTAATTGTTACAGTCTCCTGTGTCTTGAATCCCGAACGCAATGCTTTCATCTATTATCACCTCCTCTATTTCACCATTAATATACTTAATGATGCTTTCTTTTGATTCATCCCACGTCTTTTTAGCTTCAGGTTTAAACTTAAGCATAGCGGGATTGATAACTGGTAAAAACTTTTCTTCTACTTTCTTACCAGAGTATTCTGTAACTGAATTTATTTTTGTAAAATATTTCAGTGCTTCACTTCCAACTAATACGATCCAGTCATAAACATTTGCATCAATATCTATGTCACAGTCTCGTTTTAATACTTTCTTAATTGTAGGATCAGAACAGAGTTGATACTGATCGAAGTCAAATGCTCCTTCAAACTCTTTTCTGTAGTCCGTCCTACTCGGTTTAGTTTCTACTAAGGCAACTTTAGCCATATAACTTCTTCCTTAATTTATCTACTTGAAGTTGACTGAGAGCACCAGGATCGGTATTCTTGATATGAATATTCCTAGCTACGAGACCAACTTTCTCACACTCAGTCTTTACGTTTTCTGCGGCTTTTTGTCCCGCATCGTCTCCATCGAAGAATACTTCGACATATTCTGCTCCTTGTACTCGGAGCATAGATAGTTTTGTTTCATTATAGTTGTTTGTTCCAAAGCAACATACTGTATTTGTGAGTCCCTTGTCATGAAGATTTATCATGTCAAAGATTCCTTCTACTAAGATTACAGAGCCTTGAATAAACTCAACCACAGGAAACAGAGGCAGCTTTGCCCCTGGTGGTGTAAATTTATACTTAGGTCTGCCATCTGCTGTATGTCTGCCTTGAAACGCAACTATGCGCCCTGCAATGTCTCTAATAGGAAAAACAATTCTTCCTACATAGTCAGGTGCTGGGTGCTGAAACGCCTCAAACTTTCTATAGGTATCTGGGCGAATATCTCTCCAGTTTCCTACATAAGGCATACTATTTTGGGGAAAAGACAAACCAACACTTTCAGACCGCTTTTGTAAAAGTTTCTTCTTGAAAAGTTCCCGTCGTTGTTGTAATTGGTTTGCCCTTTCGCCAAAATAATTAAATAAATTCCCTTTGAAATTGCACGAAAAGCAGTTAAATATACCAGTAATCTGATCTATTCTCATGCTAGGATTTCTATCTTCATGATCGGGGTTTAGACAACGTACAAGAAAGTCTCCACCTTTTGGCATGAAGTAAATCTGCTTATCAGTAAGTAAAGTCTCTACATTCACCAGCTAGGATTCTCATCTTCTTTTCCAAAGACAGCCTGATATTCGTTGTACAACGCCATGTTCTCATCTTCAAGAAATGGAACTATTGTATCTTGTTGGGCTTCCTCTATTTCTACAGAAATTTCAGGACTACTTGTAAGAGGCGGTTTGGGTTTCGGGTACTTACTTTCATCTTCCCCGTAGCGACCCCGCTCACGATTTCCGTCTGCATTAAGCTCAGTTAAATCTTGTTGTTTAAATTTATAATCAGGTGCTAATCCCAAAATCGTGTCCCCTCTGGTACCATCCGTGGCGTGCAATACGCTGTTACTAGTGCTTGTGATCTCCGATAGTAACGCTTACTATAACGACCACGTTCTATCCTATCGGAAAAGTAATTACATCTATTTATGTTACGAAAATACATATTTGCAGTTGGCTCTCTATCTCCGTCTATAATTACGACAAGTAAAAAAGCCATTAACATTCTATTTACCTATATCTTCTACGTTATCTTTACTTATAACTTGATAAGCACCTTTGTTATATGCAGGTGCAATAGTATATTGAGAAGATACTTCTACTTTCCAGTCGTCTCGTGGACGAGGCTTGTAAGGAGTGAGAGGAGCTGACGGATAGTCAGGTGTCTCTCTACGATACGGCTCTTTCTCAGCATGAAGCTGCATGAACTCGACTCGTTTCTTACCATTGTTAATAATATTTTTTCTAAGTCTACCACTAGGTGAGTATCGCATACTGCCTTTTACAATCATAAAACCTCCACATTTTGAATAATTATTATACAAGAAATGAAATAAAATGTCAAGAATTATTTTTAGATGTCGTTAATTTCTTCGCCAGTTTTTTGGTCGCTATCCTCTTTCTCTTTTGGCGTAAGTGCAGTCTCTGGTCCAATCTTTAGTGTCTCCCAGTCCATGGTAGAGGAGAAAGAACGCATAGCGGCTGCTCTCATTTTTACACAGTTGAAGGTAATACAATTATCTTCCTGATCCCAAGTTTCAAGACTATATGCCGCATCAGCAGCATCTAGAATTCCTTTGGCAAAACGAGCTTCACCGCTAGCGTCAGTTTGGTATGGCGAGAATACTGGGGTTTCGTACTCTTGCGCCATACTCTTTAGTGCCTTACTAACTTCTATCTGTTCTGTCCAATCGTATTGTCCTCCCCGAGAGGGTATACTTGAACGTTTAACTTGATTGATGTAGTCAACGATAATTACGCCAACATCCATCTTACTTTTAATTTTCTTATCAAGCTCAGATCGTATTTTAGAGATAGTCAAGCTGGGGTCGTAAATTACGTCAAGCTGTTGAGTTGGGAGAAGCTCACAGCTAGTCTTTAACTTATCATGAAACTTTTCAAAGTTTCGGTGTTCCCGATACTCTGCAAGTTTTTCTTGACTGTCTTTGTATCTTCCTGCCCACCATGAGGCGACCTGTTCCCACTCAGAGATACTGAGGTTTTTTGTGCGAAGCCGAGAAAAAGGCACACCAGTAGCTATGGAACAACACCGTTGCAGTATTGCTCTGCTATCCATTTCAATAGTGAAATACAAGGCGGATTTACCAGAAGAATATACCGTGTTAGCAATGTTAGCACACGTTATAGATTTCCCTGCCCCGCGACGACCTCCTACGAGAATCAGGTCTCGGGGGGAGAACGTGATCTCGTGATCGTACTCAGTATTTAAACCGAGGGGCAGGTACTTTCCAATTTCCTCATCTGGCTCAAACAAGGGAATACGTTGCATACTCTCTTGTGGTTCTTGAAGCTCTACTTTATCTTCGATATCAAGAACAATTTGATGCAGATGATTTACAGACTCCTCCGCATCCTCAAAGGATATAGAGTTGTCTACATAGTCCTCAAGAGAGTTGAGAATCTCTTTTTGTGTGTACTCATTTTTTAGGTACTGTAAAAGCATGAAAGGCTCAGCTTCTACATCGATAGCATCTATCGCAAAGATTAGGTCTTTGGTAGTTGTATCACGAATCTCAAACTTGAGGTCTTCAATCGTAGGGAGTCGATGAAACTTCTCGCAATGTTTATCTATCTCAGTAAAGAGACGATGGTATGCAGAAGGTAAATAGTGCTTGCGAGTGCTAGACCAAGACTCAAAGTCTTGCAGGTCTAAAACTTGCTTCAAATAAGCACTTGCTATGTTCAAAGATTCCCCCGAAAAGAATACAGCCGCAATGACCCCTCATCACGGCTGTAGAATTAACACTAATTAAGATGCTGCTGCTTTTTCTTTTTTGGCCGCACCATCATAGTCAGACGCTGTTAAACCTCTTCGGGTCAACATAGTCTTAACACCACGTGCAGTTTTACCAATTGCTTCTGCAATTGCTTCAACTGTCATGTCAGATACATCACCTAGGTCGGCAAGAGGGTCACTCTTTGCTGAGCCTTTGGTGTGCTCTTGACGGGGAATAGCGTCAATATCGCCAGAACGTAGAAGGCTGAGAGCCTTACCACGAACACTGTTTACACTACGATCAAGGGCTTCTGCAATCGCTTCTACGAAAGCACCATCATTTACCATAGAAATAAAGGTAGCCTCTTCATCTGGTGAGTAGGTTCTAACAGTCTCCACTTTGGGAGCTGGCTTAACGTGGTCAGTAAGTTCCATAGATAGAATCTTACCTTGAATAGACTTAGCACTAAATGCTCCGCCTTCAAAATTGTCAGCAATCTGAGCATAGGTATACTCACCGCTATTGTCAGAAACAAAAGCTGCAAGAGTAGATTCTTGCTGCTCAGAAAAAGCACGAGTGCTCTTTGCTGAAGCAAGTTCTACATCATAACCCATCTTTCTCAGCTTACTAGAAACTGACCGTGTAGTAGTCTCAAGCTGCTCTGCTGCTCCTGCAACAGTATCTTGAGATACTGGGGACTCTCCACCGACGAAGGATTTGAGCTCGTCGGTACGCTCATCTGTCCACTTAGGCAATGTTGCCATAGTTTATTCTCCTAAAAAGTTTAATAGGTTGGTTACTATTTGTATGCCCTTCTCTTGGGCTTGTTTTGTTTTTGCGGATTCTATTCCAGACTCATTTACAAGAATAGTTACGTCTTTTGTAATGGTACTCTTTACAACATACCCTTTTCTTACTAAAGCTGCTGTGGCATCTGCTTTAGTAGTAAAACTTTTAAGTTTACCACTAATACAGACTGTGCCCTGTAAAACTCTCGTTCTGTCCTCCTTTTCAAAAGAAAAATCAAAGGGTAATTTAATTAAACTACTCAAAAACTCATCGAAATACCAGTTTATTAAATGTTCAGTAGCTTTCGGTCCAAGACCCGCTTCTTTACATTTGTCCGCAGTAAGCTCAGAGAGATCACTGATTTTAGTGGACAATTTTTGCGCTGCTGTCTTTCCGATTAAAGGAATACTAAACGCTGGTAATAGCTCATTCATTTTACTTTTCTTAGAATGGGTTATTTCCTGCAAAAGTTTTATCGCTAGTTTTTCAGAGGAAAGAGCATCTCTAATCTCTAGGTAAGTCATATCATAGATAGACTGAAAAGAGGAGAGGCCTAGCTTCTCAATGCTCTTAGGGCCAAGCCCTTTGATCTTTAGACTCTTTGCAAAATGCTCTATTCGTTTCTGAATTTGAGCAGGACACAAAGAGTTTATGCAATATAGCATATCATTTCTCCACTCAAGTGAAGATTCACAAGAGGGGCAAAATTCTGGAGCTTCTATCGCTTGCATAAAGATTCCTCTGAAATTGAAAGTATATTATACGGAAATTTAGGTTTCATGTCAAGAATTATTTTTCCTCAACTCGTCGGACAATACGCGGGATAATTTCACCACTTCGTATGACCTCGACGTTGCAACCAATTTCAAGACCTAACTCCTCAATGTGAGCCATATTATGTAAGGTTGCTCTTGATACAAGGGCATCCCCAATCATAACAGGGCCAAGTATTGCTACTGGTGTAACAACACCTGACTTGCCTGTTTGCCACTCAACATTACTTAGATAAGTTACTACGCCTTCTTTTTGAATTTTGAAGGCAAGTGACCCTCTAGGGTGATGAGAAGTAAAGCCTTCTTTTGTCCAATAGTCAATATTATCTATTCTGTGTACTTCTCCATCGGTTGGGTACTGTGACGCATCAACTGAGTAAACAGTTGAAAAGCCAAGCCCTTCTAACCAACTGAGAAGTACAGACCAAGACTCAATAAATCCATGAGGTCGTAGATCGTATGCAACAAATCGTAATTCATTACACCGAGGTATAAAGTCTCTCACTAATTTTAGATTAAGAGACCCCGCCGCATAGTTACGAGCATTTGGTATAGTTATAGGAGCAACTACTTCCCCATCAATTTGTACTTTCTTAGTAAAATTAATTTTTTCTGGCACTAGAAACCTCATTTTATTTGAGATATCTACTCCAACTTTTCCGTTTCCACGGGTAGTTGCTCTTACAAATTTTCCCCTATCGTATAATAATGATACTGCCGAGCCATCTAATTTTGGAGTACACACAACCTCTTGGCCTTCATGAGAAGCAATCCAAGAACCTAGCTCATCCTCATCAAACGTCTTTTTAAGTGACAGCATTGAAAATGAATGACGTACTCCATTATCTGGAGTATACCCTACAGTTTCATCCTCATACAGAGCGTCCCACTCAGCGTCAGTTAAAGCACTGTCACCACCTTCGTAGTACATTCTTGCTGCGGATTTTTTGTTGGTATTCTCACTCATATAAATATATTATACTAGAAAAAAGATAAAGTGTCAAGAATTATTTTGGGTTTTCGTGTCTATATAATTCTTGTATTAAGTCCTTAAACTGTTCCTCAATTATTTTTTGAGACTCTGCTAAGGATAATATTTCTGCAAGTGCTTTAAACATGGCTCTTGAATTATTAAAATCAAGTGGCATAGCTATTCCTTCTGGAGTGGGCTTCCACTCTTCATCAAAGTCCATATAATACTTTCTTACGTGAAGATACTCTGTTTCTCTAAAAGTGTTCACAGTTACTCGTATCTGTACTTGCTTTTCTTCATCATAGTGAACAATATGTTCATATGTAGGTGCAGGCTCATGTAGTTGTATCATGAGTCATTCTTCAGCACCGAGGAAAGAGGTACTACACTCGTTACATTCTTAGGTTTCAATAAGCGATACGAATCCGTATCCCAGCAAAATAATAGCAGGGTTTCTTGAGATTCCTTCGCTCGATTTTTCTTGTTTTGAATGTATTGCGTACTAAAGTCCAATGTGCAGACATTATACTTTAGTTTTTTAGAGTTCTCACTACGATATGTAATGATAGCATCGCCATACTCATTCACAAGTTTGGCTAGTTCGTCCTTCTTCACGATGCTCCTTAGTTAGGTAGGTAAAATCTTTTACTGTCCTATAACTTTCGGAACAAAAAAATACCTCGGGAATCTCACCCGAGGAAGGTACTAGTCGGCCAATAAGCCTGCAAAGTATTGTGCGGCTTTACCCGTAAGTTTAGATATAATATCTTCGTCTACAGTTAAGCCTTTGTCGGTGATGGCGGCTGTCAAGGCATCCTGAGCAGCCTGTTTAGAAACTCGTGAGCCACCTGAAGAAGCTCCCCCATTTCCAGTTGCTTGAGTCTTTTTTACATAGACTCCAGCTTTTGTAAGAATCATACGAACACCATTAGGGCTTTCGTTTAATTCTTCTGCAATTTCTTTTACGATTTCCATTGAAGTCTCAGGAGTTGCGTCCTGTGCTTCATACATCTCTACGGCTTGCGCCTTCTTGTCTTCGTCCCACGCCATTCTGCGTTTTCCTCTTTGTTGTTGTTGAAAATAAAATCGGTCGCCCATTGGTTTCCTCATCTTTAATATTACATATTATATCTCGATTTAACATTT